ATTCTTAGGTGCTTCTTTCTTTCTCCAAAATTCTTTATACCCATCTTTACCAACTGCCTCTTTTAGTTTTTCAATATTATGTGAACCCCACTTACTAAAAACTGTTCTACTATGAATCCACTTATAAGGGTTATTACTTAGAGAAATTGAAAAATTTGGCATAAGTTGAATCTCTGAGGTATCTTGGAATAACCAATTTGTTGCTTGGTAAATTCCACCAAGATGTCCTTGTTCTGCATCAGAATAAGAAATCAACATTTTTATATTGGGTGCGTTTTCCTTTAACCACTTAAAGGATTGTCCCATTGCATATGATTCAATATTAGAACCATACCCATCGTGTATAAACAACCTTGTCAATTCTAAACATTCTTCTTTACCCAATCCATCTATTACAGATGTTACCGCTGACCTACCTACTGGATAACCATAAATCAAACAACCTATGAGTTGTTCTGTATTACCCAATACATCTTTATCATCTGATTCATAAAACACACCAAGAGCGTACCTACACATCGAAAATGCATGGGTATAATGATATTTTACAATCATATCTTTACCAGCTGCTTTACTGATTTCTCTGATTGTAACTTTTGAAGTATCAACGTATTTTTTATTCTCCTCTTTCAATGGGTTCTAACTTATGAATTTCCATCTCACCAACTTCCTGCTCCTTTGGATATGGATATTGGGGATGTTTAAGGTTTTTTAATAACTTTCTTCGTTCTCCACCTTTTGCTAAGATAAAAACATATCTATGCTTTCTTGGTTCTTTTCTAATCCAAAATGGTTTAGTTACCTGCTTTTGAATTTCTTTGGGGTCATTGGTTCCATAGTATGGAAAGATAGTTCTACCATGTTGCCACTCACCATCTTCATCAAACTTAAAAGACCAACTATCGTTGAATCTTAATTTGTTACCTTGATAAATCCAATTAGTAGCTTGGTAGATTGTACCAGCATGTCCTTCTTTTGGGTCTGAATATGATATCAATCCTTTTACATGAGGTACGTTTTCTCGTAACCAATCAAATGATTTAGAGATAAACCAACTTTCTATATTAGAACCATACCCATCAAAGACAAACAATCTAACTAATTCTAATACTTCAGTTCTATCTAATAACTCTGAAATAGATTGTCCGCTCAATCTACCAATCGGGTCTCCATAACAAATCACACCAATGAGTTTATCCTCAAGACCACTAAAAAATGGATGTTCTTCTACATCAGAAGTAAATAAACCCAAAACATAAGATACTTTTGTCCACAATCCACTATAATGATTGTTAATGATAATATCTTTTGCTACCGATTTGTTTATAGGTCTTATTGATAATTTAGATATATCACAATATTCTTTCATAAACTACCACTCCAAAACTCGTTTAGGTGTTGCCAAGTTTGATTTTTAACAATCTTAATAACGTTGGCAGAGGAAATCCTATTATTACGAGCTATAACTCGTATATTACGATGTCCCATTCTCCAAAGTTTTCTAATGTTTAATACTTGTTCATCAGTCAGTTTTGCTGATGGATGAGTCTGTCCTCTTCTTATTGGCATTTAATCTGTGATAATGTTACCAAATGTTGTTTTTAACCAATCGTTAATATCACCAAAGTTATTAACAACTTTGTACTTTAATAGAATCTTCATGAAATCCATTTTTACCAAAGGAGAAATGGGTTCATTGAATCTATCTAATGTTTTCATTTTTATTTGACCCGAAATATCTACATCATCAAGTTGCATTAAATCTTTATTAAGTAGAATTTGCTCTTTAGCCTCTAAAATATCTTTGTAGATTTTAATCTTACCTTTTGTTTCTTCTACTTTTTGTTCACAAAGTTGGAATAAATCATCTACTGAAAGTTTAGTTTCTTCAGTAATCTCTGGAAATCTTTTTACTAAAGTTTTGATTCCACAACCATATACACCTGGTATATTATCTGATTTATCACCATCCAATACTCTATAAAGTAAAAGATTTTTAGATTCTATTCCATATTCTTCTTTTACCAACTTTTTGTTGTACATTTTCTTTTTGGTGGGTGACCAAACGATGGTAGTATCATTAACTAATTGTAGGAAATCCTTATCAGTTGACATTATCACCGCTTGTTCATCTTCTTTAAGAAGGTTTGTTGTGATATAAGCCATGATATCATCGGCTTCAACACCATCATATATCATAGTTGTTATTGGGAGATAATTTAACATTTCGTTTAACCAAACGAATTGTCTTTTCATTGATTCTCTTTCATCCTCATCGTTCATCAAATCAGCATACTGACGATTTACTCTGAGTTGATTCTTATCTCGTTGTGCTTTATAATCACTAAATACCTTCTTTCTTCTTTGGGAACCACCTTTCCCATCAAATACCACAACAACACGAGTCGGTTGAGTTTGTCTGATTGCATATCCAATGGATTTCAATACACCAGTTACACCACCAACATGGTCACCATCATCATTCATTGTAGGAATGGATGACCAACATCTGATGAATGTATTTAAACCATCGATAATCAACACACGAGAATTCTTGTGTTTATCGATATTTTGGTTGTGTTCTACTTCAACCGATTCTAAAATGTTCTTGTAGAGTTCTTTCATGTAAGAAGGTCTTTTTCTAAATTTTGTTGGTAAATTTCAAGTGCTTCCAATCTATCTAAAGAATCAGCAAGTAATGCTAAAGCTTCCTCGGCATTCTTGTAGAAATCTTCAGTAGAGTGGTCACCAATACCAACTGCCTTCTTGTCTAATAAGTCGAGAGATAGAAGTGCCTTGGCTTTATCAGCTTCGGCACTTTTTCTCAACATTGTTACTAACTTACTCATAACTTTGTTTTTATTCGGGCATCTCAGTATCAATCTCCATATTATCGATATCTAAAGTATCTGATTTATATTGTAAGATAGTTTCTTCACAAATCTTTTTGTAAATTTGTTCTCTTACATCAGTTCTCTCATCCATCAATTCGATAAAATCTTTTGATTGGAATTTGATTTCTTCACCAGTTTCAGTATCAATATAGGTGTACCAAGCCCCTGCTTGTTTTACTAATTTGTTATTTTTCATAACTCCTAACCAAGAGCCATAGTTATCGATTCCTCTATCAAAGTAAATTTCAAAATCAGCGGAACGTAAAGGTGGTCCCATTCTGTTTTTAACTACTTGACAACGAACCTTCATTCCAACAACCTTATCTTGGCCGTTTACCTTCATTTTGAGTTGCCCCATCCCTTTTAATCTCAATCTTACAGAGGCATGGAAAGCTAATGCTTTACCTCCAGAGGTAGTCCATGGGTCACCAAAAGGCATTGCGTTCATTTTCTGTCTAAGTTGGTTAGTAAATACCAAAGTAATTTTCTGTCTACCAATCATATTGGTAATCTTTCTCATTGCCTTTGATATGATGATTGCTTTATCAGTTGCGTAACCATCTTTACCATAATCAGCTGCTAGTTCTGATTTGGTTGATGCTGCTGCTACTGAATCCACAACGATAGTTACTATCCTATCTTTAGAAGTTTCACGAACTTTCTCAATGATTGTTTCAGTAAAATCAAAGATTTGTTCAACTGAATCTGCGGTTACATAAAGAAGTTTAGATACGTCCACACCGATAGCTTCTAAAAATTCTCTACTTACTGCAGTTTCTGTGTCAATCAATACCGCAACACCACCTTGCTTTTGTGTTTCTGCAAGGAGGTGTGCTGATAGTAATGATTTACCACTTTGTTCCAAACCAGTAACTTCTGTGATTCTACCAACAGGTAAACCACCATAAGGGCGATTGGAAATAGCCACATCTAACATAGCACATCCAGTCGATACCCATCCCTCTACATTTGTAGGAGCAGTATCATCATCAAGGAAAAATGCTACCTTGTTATCTTTCGATTGTTTATTCAGCTCACCCGCTAGGATGTCAGCCAAATCCATTTCTTTTTTCGCCATTTAGTTTGGTTTAGTTGTTAAACAAGTCATCAAATGCTGCAGCTACATCATCAGTTTTCTTTGAAGTAGATGGTGTAGATACTTCCTGTGAACCTCCCATATCATGAGAAGTAGTGGTCTGTGGTGTAGAAAGAGTTTCTTGTGTTACTGATTCACTTTCACCTTCACCACTTGGGTTTAACCAACCTTCTAATACTCCTTTTAACTCATCATAAGATAACTCTGAGTAAAGGTCTGTGATGTTAGTTTGGTTTTCCAAGAAAGAAGTTGCATTTTCTGAGTTTTCACTCAAAGATGATTCACTTGGTTTAACTCTGATTGTTGTAGTTGGGTAAGATGTACCAGCTTCTTCTGCTGATTTGTACTCGATTGTTAAATCTCTACCACTTGTTGGGTCTGTAATATCACCATAATCAGGATCAGCGATATACCCAAGGATTTCTTGATAAACAGTTTTACCAAATCCCCAAAATCTTACTCCTTCTCCTTCTTCACCACGAACGATAACAGGTACGAAAGTTCTCAACTTTGGTTCCATAGCTTTTGCAGCTTTCCAATCTTCTTTATCACCCATTCTTTTTAGTTTATCCGCAAACTCTACAATAGGGTCTGGTCTACCAAAAGATTGTGGTGAAAGATAAGTTTTGTTGTTAATGTTGTAGTGAAAGTAAAGTTCGATAAAAGGATTATCTTTGTTGAACTTGTAAGGTACGATTCTCACTTGGTGTTTACCTGGAGTTGGTTTCCAAAGTGCATCTGTCTTACGTTGTGTGTTTTGTAGTTTGTTCAGTCTACCTCTGATAGCGTTAATGTCTAGTGCCATAATTTTACCTCTTTAAATGTTAATAATTAATTGTTTTATCGGTGTGTGTTTTACTATATATAAATATACGAAAATCGAAAAAACCACCGAAAAATCTTCTCGAAAATCGTATTTTTTTTAACTATTTTCCCCACTTACCATTCTTGACAATTTGGGCAATAATTCCATAAACTGATAGGTCTTGGTATGAATCATTTATAGATTCTCCTACATTATCTTTACCACCCAAAACTACCAATTGCTTTAATCTCATTATTTTATCATTCATTCTAAACCAAAGACCTGTGAGTGATACCTTTAGTTCTTCTTCGGTTTCTAATTTTGAACCTACTGATATGTTTTCAGGACCGTAGTTAGATTGTTTTTTACAGAATAGCTCATATTGGTCGAACATTATTCTTTTAAATTCCATTGTAGTTTCTGGATATAATTTTTCAATCTCTTCTACAATTTCTGGATTATCATATTTGATAACTGAGTATTCAACCTCATCAATAGGTTTAAAATTTAATTTGTGTTCTCTTGTTGATTTTTGTTGTACTACTCTTGGGCTGGTAGTAGTCTTTGTAGTTCTTTTTGCCATATAACCTTTTTTATAATCTTTTACAAAGATATGAATTATTTTTTAATTATACAAATTTTTTCCAATTTTTTTCTTCATTAGTTGCAGCTACCTCATATGGATGGTTATCATAAGTATATCCCATCTTGTAATATCTTGTCATCCAAGAAGGAGACTGTAAGTAATGTTGATATTCATGAACCAAAGTTTCAATAATCTGTTTTTTAGATTTCATTTTTGGATGGTAGATGAATATTGCGTTTTCCATAAAACAATATTCAGCATCAGGTGATTGTTCTCCCTCCATATCATCTTCACCACTTAATCGTGCATAAATTGAAGTTTCGTAATCAATGTAAGGAGTACATTCGTGAAATTTTGAAAAGCCGTAATACTCTTCAATTTTTGGATAAACTTTATTAACGAATTTTTTAATTTCTTTAAGTTTCATATATTATCGTAAATATACGAAATATTTTTGAATTATCCAAATTAATTTTGATTAAATTCTATTACCTCGAAGATTCTGGTAGAGATTTTCTTTGTTCCCTCTACGTTGGTAACGATGATTGAGTTTTTGAATTTATCCCAATCGATAGAAAAAGATTTATCTAAAACCCCACCATTCTCTTCTTTAACTAACTCGTTGAGTGCGTTAATGGTATATAGTGTATTACTTTGTTTTTTACGATGTACCAATATAGTATCCTCCAAAGGTTTCTCTGGCTTATATTGGGTATCTATATTATATGTAATAAAAAGTTCATCCAAATTACCCTTATTTTGGAGTACATAGATATAGTTGTAAACTATGTGATATGTCTCTCTAATAAGTTGTAGGGTATTTTGTAGTTCCTCTTTATTAGTAAATGTACAGAGTAACTGTGTTTGCATTTATCTTTCCTATCTTTTATTCTTATATAAATATAAAAATATTAAAGGAAAGGTTGAGATACTGAGAAATGTTTAACCCAAACCTCAATTAGAGTTGTTATTTTGAATATACTCGTGAATTTGCTTCTTTTAGTGTTTTAGCAAATCTTCTATCGAGGGTCATTTCAAACTTAATCTGACCACCGTATCCTACACCATCTTCTCTCACTCGTATCTCTGCAAGTGGAATAACATCTTCACCGATATTTGCTTGATATCCTAAGAATGGAGGTGGACCTGGCTCTGCTGTAAGTTTTTCTTTTATCTCATCATAATCATCTGTACCAAATATATCTTTCATTACAGTTCTATCCAATGAATTAGGACCAATTGCCATTGTTTCTTCACCATCAGATACTGCTTTTAATGGAAACTCTGAGCGGATTTCATTTAACATACCTGCTTTCATCTTAGAATTTTCTGTGATTGCTTTAACAGATGCTTCTTGGAAATCTCTATGAATTCTATCATTCTCTTCCAAGTACTGTTTAGCTTTAATATCACCACTATCCGCAAGAGCTTTAATACATTCAAGTATTACTTTAGATTTACCTCTACTACCTTTACCACGAGTAGTATCTTCCAATGCAGTTTCGAAATCA